AACATTAGGCAACTTCTCAACAGTATAAGGAATAATTATGGCTTTAGGGTTTAATGACGGAGTAACCAACAGGGTACCAGACAGACTTTTCTCTACCAAAGTTGATACGGATAAAATTGACTATAAAGTTAATAACTTTTCTCAGAGAGGAACTCAGGGAGATATTAACCATGAAAAAGAGACCTGGAATATAGCTTTTACAAACAGAGCAAAGGCTGATATAGACGATATTATTTCTTTTCTATCCTCTAAGAAAGGGCATATATCTTTCCCTTTAGTGATTCCGAATGGGTCAATAAGCCCTCCGGAAGAAACAGTAAACGTTGTTTGTGAAAGCTTTATACAATCATACGTAGATTTCGATATTTATTCCTGCTCAGCAACATTTAAAAGGGTTTACCCATGACTGATATTATAAAAACAACACAACTACAAGAGCCGGGATTTGGGCTAATATATCTTTATGATCTAGAGTACTCTCCTGGATCTTATGCCTATTTCTATGCGGGCGTAGGGGGTGATTTAGCAGAAGTGACTTTTCCAGACGAAGGAAGTGTTCTTAGAACTTATGTCGCTTTACCCTTAACGGCTACAGGATTCGATATTAGTAGTGATGGAGTATATTCAAGACCCGAATTAATAGTTGCAAATATTGAAAGTGTTTTTTCAGAACAGCTAGGTGGATTGACTTTCGAAGATCTAATAGGAAGAAGAATAACTAGAAGAACTACCTTAGAAAAATATTTAGACTCTGTTACTTATACCAACCCAGTAGAGTTTCCAAAAACTACTTTTATCATTGATACTATTAAAGAGAAGAATCCTGTAACAGTAACTTTTGAACTCAGCGCACCTTTTGACTTAGCGGGTGTGAAGCTACCTTCTAGATCAATTATTGGAGGGGCGTGTAGCTGGAAATATAAAGGAGCTGCTAAAGAAGTTCTCATTCAAAACAGAGTAGGAGGGTGCCCTTATAGCGTACAAGAAAGTGCGAAGGGAGGTGGGACAGACCTATTTAATCTAAGTCTTGGTGGTGGAGTATACGTAAATAAGGATGACGAGTACCTAGTGCCTCTCGATGAAGACGACTTTATTTTGTACGTGGCAGGAAGCTATAGTAAATTTGATAGAGTATATATCGATTCTACTACTACTCGAAAAAACGAAGATGGGACTCTTAGTCCTGCGGCAGTAAAAGACTTTTTTTGTTGTGTAAAGGCTACTTCTGATTCTCCTACTTCGGGGTCCACCTCTTGGGAACACGTTAGGCTAGTAAATACACAAGCAGTAATAACTGCTGTTACTCTAGATGGGTACGTAGATAAGAGGTATAACGACTATTTTAGCGACACAGGTGTTATAGATGTGCCATATCAAGTAAAAAATCTAAGTTTTGATAGTCAAAATATAGTTGCAGGAACCATCCAACTAGGGGACCCAACTTTTATGGAGAATGCTGATATTTGTGGAAAGAGTCTTAATTCCTGCAAGAAAAGGTTTCAAATGTCAAATAAGGGTCGCCCGCTTCCCTTCGGAGGATACCCCGGTGTACAGCAACGAAGATAATAACATATTAAAACATTTTGTAGAAGAATATCCAAGAGAAGGTTGCGGCCTTCTTGTAAATAAAAAGGGTAAAATACATTGGAAACCTTGTGAAAATATTTCTGATAGTCCCGAGGATTCTTTTGTAATCCCTGCAGAAGAAATAATAAAAGCAAACTTATCTGGAGATATCTACGCTATTGTACATAGTCATCCTGATCAAAGTAGTGATCCTAGTGAAAAAGACAAGAAAACTAGTAATTTTTTAGGGATACCCTATTTAATATTCTCTATACCAGAAGGAACAAAAACTTTTTATACTCCAGAACATGTATCTAAACCTTTGCTAGGAAGAGACTATGTTTTTGGTGAGAGTGATTGTTACTCTCTAGTTAGGGATTACTACAGACAAGAATTTGATTTAATGCTTCCAACAATACTATTTGAGGATAACTGGTGGGAAAAAGGCTTAAATTATTTTGATGATTTATTTACAGATTTTGGGTTCGTAGAGGTTAGTTCCCCTAGGAAGGGGGATGGGATTATTTTTAGTATATACTCAGAAGTTCCAAATCATTGCGGGGTGTATTTAGAGGAAGGTGTATTTTTACATCATGCAGTCAACAGGCTCTCTTGCAGAGATTCTGTTTACGACTGGAAAAAGTTTATAAGGAGGTATGTTAGATGCAAACAGTTTATTTAGTCGGGGGCATAGAAAGATTTGGCAACAAGTGGAGTACTAAGTGTAATAATATAAGAGATATTTTTAAATTGATAGAGTGCCAAAGGCAAGGATTTAGACAATACCTAATAGATGCTGCCGAAGCAGATGTAGGCTTTGAGATAAGAAGAGGGGAGGAGTTTTTAGAATCTCCCGAAGAGTTACTTTTAAATGGCCTAGGTAAAGAAGATATTATAATAACAGAAGTTCCTTCCGGAAGCAAGGGAGGAGTTAAAAAAATACTTACCGCTATCGCAATAATAGCGGTAGTAGGATTGACTGGTGGATTTGGAGCAGCCGGATGGGCAACCGCTGCCGGTGGTGGTTTAAGCTTTGCGGGTAGTGCTGTACTTGGGTTAGCCACTAATTTAGCCTTAGCAGGTATCTCAGAATTATTAGCTCCTGGGCCCGAGACAGATCCAGGCCAAAATGAGGGATACTTATTTAATGGTCCTGTAAACACTACACAGCAAGGACTACCTGTTCCTGTTTGTTACGGCGAATTGTTGATAGGAGGAAAGCCTATTTCAGTTCACTATCAAGGTACACCTTTTCAGACAACAGGTTTCATTAATTATTCAACGGGTAACGAAGGAGTAGCCAGAAATGGCGCTTCAATTACAGAAAATCTTTTCACTGAGAATAGCTCTTATAACTATAAGTACTAAGGATATATACAATGACGGTTGTTAAAACAGAAAAACAATATGGCGTAGTAACAGACCTACTTTCCGCTGGAGAAATAGAGGGGATTGTTGATGGTCTAGCGGGGGTATATTTAAATAATACTGCTCTATTAGACTCTTCTACATATAACAATAACTCTTATAAAGTTGGGACTGCTAAAGTTACGGGAAACTTAATAACTGATGCTGGAAATTTGTTTGCAGATTTAGACTTAAGTTCGGGTGATTATTATATTCAAATATATGGAGCACAGCTAGCTGGAACTATTACTTCAGTAGCACCTTTAGCGGTAGACGGAGTAGGGCAAACTATTAATTCCTTTACTTCCTCATATCGTTCTAATGTATTAAACGGTAGACCAACTCAACTTGATGACCCTTTAAAAAACTTAGTAAGAGTTATAGGAGGGGACGAAAGTGGGACAGACTGGTCGGGGGTTCTTTTAGATCAACTCTATCCGCCCCCGCCGAATAGTCTAACAGGAAAAAGTGTTGTTGTAGACTTTATCGGCAAGGTATCATCAAAAGTATCGGACTCTTCTGTAGTATTAGATGCCTCTGTTAATGTCGGCCAACCAACCAATGTTTACGTAAAACTGTCTCAGCCTATTTCCGTCCTAAAGTCTACCGATCTTAATGAGGATTTGGCATATGACAATACTTTTGCTGTTTTTAGGTCGGGGAAAGTCGATCAGCCCCCTATAACAGAAGTTGTAGGTGTGCCTTCTGCTTCTTATCTAATTGCTCCTAATTTTGAATTAAAGTGGCACGATTCTTGTTCAGGTGTTGACCAGAAAGATATTGCAACTGCAGGAACCCAAGCCACAAAATATATTACCGCAGGAGAGTTTAACTTTGGGCAAAATGCCGCAAAAGAAATAGATAAGATAAAGATAAATGTAGAGTTTCCTGCAGGGTTACGGCATAATGGTAGAGAGGGAGAAGAGAGGGACACTTATGCAGAATTTCAGATTACTTTTGACCCAGGAATTACACCCACTCAAGAATACTTAGTAACAGGTAGAAATTATGGCGGAGCAGACTTCACTTCCTCAATCCCTTCCTGGGATGCGGGAAATATAAATACTGCCAAGAATTTTTATAAATATCCTGATGGTACAAGATATAACAGAGGAGTGGTACATAGAAAAGGGAATGCTACAAAGTTTACTGCAGAGTTTGAAATTAATATCGCCTCTCTAAATATAGCTGAATTAGGTAGTAACTGGAGAGTTGGTATAAAAAGATTATCTCCAGAAACTTTAACTAAGTACGCAATAGATGATAATAATTTTCAAGGACTTTGCGTAATAAGAACAGTAGAGGCGATCTTTTTAGATAAATTAACTTATCCGAACTCTGCTTATGTTGTCACAGGATTTTCGGCCGAAGATTTCCCTACTCCCCCGAATAGAAGTTATCTTGTTAGGGGGAGAAAGGTAAAAGTACCCACAAACTACTTTACTAGAGAAGAAACAGGATCGAACTCAGCATTATACACTAGAAATATTACTACGGGTTTCGACATAGGGTCTTACCAAGATTGGGACGGAACTTTTAGAGGAGATAAGAGTCTAGGGGGGAGCAACCCTAATTTTTATAAAGTTTATACTAATAATCCTGCGTGGATTTTTTATGACCTGCTTGTTGATAAGGAGATAGGACTCGGAGAATACATAAACGAAGAGGACGTTGATGTGTACGCCCTCTATCAAATAGCCAGATATTGTGACGAATTAGTTGCTGACGGTGAAGGAGGAACAGAGCCTAGATTCACTTGTAATGTGTATTTACAAGGTCAGCAAGAAGCTTATAAAGTATTAAAAGATTTCGCTTCTGTTTTTAGAGGAATGATGTATTGGATTGATGGGAAAATTACAGCAGTACAAGACAGACCCAAAGAACCTGTATACACTTTTAATAAAGCAAATGTATCAGAAGGATCTTTCAGCTATATTTATACTGGTCAAAAGGCAAGAGTTAACCAAGTAAATGTTACCTGGAATAATCCGGAAGAGCTCTATAAACAAACCATTCTCACTTTAGACGATGTTCCTAATATAGCAAAACAAGGTAGAATAATAAAGAAAGATCTTGTTGCTTTTGCGTGTACTTCAGAATCTCAGGCAAGACGTTTGGGTAAGTGGTCCCTATCTACCGATATTAATGAAACAGAGCTAGTTTCTTTTTCAACCTCTATCAATGCCGGATTTTTACGTCCAGGAGACTTGATAAATGTAGCGGACTCAGACGAACTAAATACTATTTTTAGTGGTAGAACCGTTGTCGGATCAACACAGAATTTAATACAAATAGATAGAACTATTGATCTATTATCTTCAGAAGAGTATTTCTTATACTTAATATTTCCGGAGCCAGGCATATACTTAGCTCAAACTTCTGCAAATATTAATGGCGTAGATTATTTTAGGGGTGCTCTTTTAACTGAAGACAACTTGGGAAATCCTATTAGTTCGCAAACAGATGCGGCAAACTTAACAGATGCCTCTGGTAATAATGTAGCAACACAATTCTCTAAAAATACTAGAATCGAGACTCAGCAAATTTCTACGGGAGCAACTTCTGGGACAGAAATAGCAGTAGTAGCGAACTATTCTTCGTCTGCAGAAAAAGATGTTATATGGGCTATAAAATCTTCCTCTTCTACCTATGCAGATTTAAAACCCTATAGAATTTTAGCAATAGAGGAAACAGAAGAAGTATATAATATAACAGCTGCTGCTTATTATTCTCTAAAGTTTGATGAAATAGATATAGAAAAAAGAGCCCCTCAAGTCTCCTATATTAGTGTTTCCGGAAGAAGAGATAAGGTGCCTGGCCCTGGTAATGTAGCTGTAGAGCTCGTTCCTTCTGGAGCTAATTCAGGTACTGGAGGAACTAACTCTTTTGATGGAGTTATTTCTTGGGAAAGCCCTACAGAAACGTTTAGAGATACAAACGGAACGGACATTACTGTTCCTTATAGATATTTATCTGCGTTTGAATTGCAACATAGTTTTTCTACTCCTAATAGTAATACAGGTTTTACTACTGTAAACGTTCCTGCGAACGCTACAAGCTTTACAGTTCCCAACGCATCTGGAGGAAATAATACTATTCGAGTTAGAACTATAAATGATTTAGGAATTAAGTCCTCCTGGTCATATGTGTCAAAGAATCTCTTTTCCGCTGCGGGGTCAGTAGGAGGAATATTAGGTGGACTAGCAAAGGGAGGAGTGCTAACTACCTCTCAAACTTTTTCTACTTTGACGGGAAAAGTGTTTTTAAATGAAGAAAACTATTTATTTACCCCTCCTTCTAAGGAAGACTATTCAGTACTAAATTCAACAACAAATCAGTCAGAGCAGTCCTTAGCTATTCCTGAGTTTGTACCAACTCTTGTAACTAACTCAACCGGTACAACCCAAGTTACTTTAGACAAACTATGGCCAGCAGGCGTTTCAGAAAGCTACTACTGCTTAAAAGGAAAAGTATTTAGTAATAGTGACAACAGCGAAGTTTTAGACTTAACCTCTTTAACGGATGTTAGCAATCCGCTACTAGCTGAAGCTGCAAACGGTCTTTTCGGTATTGTAAGAGATAGTATTGCTGTAGCTTTGGATACAGCCAATATGGCTATAAAAACCTATGATATAGTATCAGGGAGCCTTCTTGATACCTACATCGCTACTACTAATAGTGTTGCTTGGAATATGACAAGCGAGTCTTTCTGCAAAGACGGCTACGCAGTTATAAATTTTAGAGAGTGGCAAAGAGATAGCCCCTATAACCCTTTTGGTGTTTTGGTGCCTGCCAATGTGGGTACTGGAACTGTTGGCAGTGGGTACACCACCGCTAGTTTTGTATTTTCTATTAATACCGGCTTAGCAGCAACAGCAACGATCCAAAGTGGCGAAGTTATTGGAGGTACTGTTACTCAATACGGTAATCCATTGCCTGGTGGAGGTCTTCCACTCGTTGCTGTTACCGGTGATGGAGTAGGCGCGACCGCCAGCGCGCAGCTTTCGGACAATACAAAGGGGTCTGTTTTTGTTTTTGAAATTGCCGAAAACGGTGATATAACAGTACACTCTCAATACTCAAACCTACAAGCTCCAGGATTTAATTCAAATACACTCGACTCACACGCGATTTATGCAGCAAGTCGAAATATACAGAAAGGAGTTGCTCTAGACACTATTAATAGTAAGATTCATATTGCTTATAGTCCGGGGTACCCAGAGGTTAATTGGGCGGAACCCTTAGCCTCCTTGTCGGGCGGCCACTTAGTGTCTTCTTGGAATTTTACTGCAGGATTTCATGGATGGCAAGCAGGTAATGAGAACGAGCATACTACTGGTAACTATACTCTTTTCGGAACTACTTCTTATATTCCTAAATCAGCAACCGTCTTAGCATACGAGGCTTCTACACCTGGGGGCAATATTAGAATTAAATCTATTGACGCTGATGAAGGAATACTCGGGATATGTTGGGGAAACACAGTTACTCCGGACTCCTATATATACGAGTTTTATGAAGGTGCCAACTATGGAGTAGCTACTGATAATGCCAGCTCTACTAAAAGTGTTTCTAGCTCTGGTGGTTTAGCTAGTTTAGCTATAAACTCACAAGCTAGAGTAGCTGCTTTATATAATACTGAAGTAGACACTATAAGCTTTATAGACTTTGATTCAGGAAACACGGAGTATACGAACATCGTTTCTGGTGGGCCAACAGGTTATTCATCTGCTGTATATTGGTCGGATAATGGCGAAAAACTTATCCAAACAACTAATCAAGATGGGGGTGGTGTAGATGGTAGAGCGCATGTCTACTCTTTTGAAACTATTAGTGGAAACGAAATTTATTGGTTATACGATAAAAGTACTAGAGATTCGGATCCTTGGAAAGCTGTGTATCTTAGAGTAGACACAAATGTTAAAGATTTATCTGGAGATCCTATCTCATTTTCTTACTGGACTGAAGCCCAGACAGATAGATTATTAGATATTACGGGGACCGTATCGACTACTCAAGGAAGTGCAACAGTTACTGGCTTAGGAACTACCTTCACAGCTGATTTTGTAGAAGGAAGCTTTATACGCGTAAGCTCTACTACTGGAGCTATAGAACCCGTAGATTCAGAGTATCGATTTGTTTCTCAAGTATTAAGCGATACTTCTTTATCTGTTAATACTCCTTTTTTAAGAACTCGATCGGGACAGAACGCTCAAAAGCCGTCTTTTTTAGTAGATGTTGCTGGAGACGCTCTTCTTGCGAAAGTATCTAAAGACATTAATGGGGCTTATGTTTACGATCCTTTTATAGTAACTAAAGAATCTTCGGCAAAAGCTATAGGATATGATGCTACAGATTTTAGCATAGAATATGACTCTAGTTCAAGTAATCCACAGTTTAACGGAGCAGATACAGTGAGCCCAGCAGGAGCAGCTACAGATATTAGATTATTTGCAAATTCTTCTGGTTTCGTTTCTGCTGAGTATGAATTTTCTATAGGTGGAATAGTAGTTCAAGCTTTTAGCTCTGCTGATTTTTACGATTATACGGTACCTACTACCAAAGCCCTTAATAGTATAAAAGTAGATATTACAGGAAGAGAGGCTTCCCTACCAGAAGCTACTGCCTCCAACTCTTTTAATATTTCAAACTCTATCACGGGAGCGGAAGGAGTGACCGCAACTATTTCAGCAACAGATACAAGTATTGATTATGACGCTTCTAATCAAAACCCTACTTTTACTGGAGCAGATACAGAGAGCCCAGCAGGGCTAGCTACAGACATACGCCTGTCCGCCTCTATTATTTCTGGAACGGTAACTTCTCCGGAGTACCAATTCTATATTGATGGATCTATAGTTCAAGCTTTTAGCTCTGCTGATTTTTACGATTATACGGTACCTACTACTAAATCGATAAGCGGAATCACTGGTTTTGTAGAAATAAGGCCTTCAGGATCTACTAATGTTTCTGCTTCTTCGACTGTTCAAATTACATTTTTAACTGCAGGGGCTACCCAATACACTGACGCGGATGTAGATACTCACTTAAACACTGGTACTGCTGGAACAAATGAAGTTCTAAGCTGGACGGGTGCTGATTATGATTGGGTAGCTCCGGCTACTGGTGGTGCGCCGACAATAAATACCACAACAAATACTGCGGTAAACCCTGTATCTACTCTAGACGTTGTAGGCACTACATACTCTTCTATGGGAGATTCACATACTTGGACTTCTTCAGGAGGGACTACAATGATAATTGTAGACCAGAGTTATTCTATTGATAGCGGGGGCCAAAGTACTAGTACGGGCAGGTGGAGAATACAAGATACCACCGGTACACCTGTTACTATTTTTGATCCCTTTGATGGAGTTGCTATTTCAGGAACCAATGCAGAATTCCCAAATGGTTGGTTTGGTACTGAATGCCATACTTTTTTATACACTCCTGCTTCTGGATCAAGAACAATTGAACTGCAGTGGAATACTAATGACGGTCAAGCGACACTAAGACGGTTAGAATGGACGACTATCGAATATTAAGAACATTATATGAAAAATATAACCTTGCAAAAAATAATTCTTGACTTTCTTCTATTCTGTTGATATAATTTTCATATTCTTATAGTTTCGTATCTAGAGACAAGTATTTTCCGGAAATCAATTGCTATGTCGTATCAGGCCAGAGACCTATCACCCCTTGTAAGAGGGGATGATTGGACCATAAAACTTACTTTAAGCGATTCAGGGTCAGCTCTAAATATTACAGGGTTTACATACTGGTTTACTTTAAAAGATAATATAGATGATGCTGATCCAGGGGCATTACAAGTTTCTATTACCCCTGATATATCTACTAGTCCTACAGAAGCTTCGCAAGGCATAGTTTATATCACAGCTAGTAAAACCGCAACTGAGTTAGTAACTCCAGGCACTTTCAACTACGATGTTCAACAAGTTGATGGGTCTGGGAAAGTTCAGACTCTTTTAATTGGGAAGGTAAAAGTAGTGAAAGATGTTACTCGTAGTATAGCATAATGACAGGCATTGTTTTTTATTATGAAGATTCGGATACGGACGTTTGGTCCGGCAAGAAGAACGATGCCTGGAACTACTCTCTAGTAGCTTCCAGCGGCTTCACGGATGTTATAATTATTAATTTATCTGAGTCTACCCCTGAAGGTATTAATAGAGCTTTTTCCAGCACTGTAGTAACGAGCCTTACGGCAGCTACGGACTTGATGACTGGCTCAATTGCTCAAATTGTATGTCCTTGGGATTACCCTGACGACTCTAAAACAAGTGTTTGGGATTATAACCATACCGCGGACTGGTACATCTTTGGTCCTGCTGGTGGGTGGCATACTACACAAATTTCCGGCTCTACTAAAGTTTACATTCCGCAAGAGGGTCTCGGAGCTTTACATTCTATTCATGCAGCGACTACGATACTTGCACACAGGTATAAAATACTACAGGGGTTATAAATGGCTATTACACTTGTAGGCAGAGTAGTTACAAATGCGGATGT